AATAAATATCTAAGCGTACTGGTTTTGTTCCTTCAGCAAACCACGAAAGAAAAGCAAGATCACTCGCAATTACATTTGGTTTTGTTTTGAATGTTGTCTTTGATCTTAGAGTAAATACATTTGTTGTTGTTGATGCTGTTAAAGTTTTTACATTCGTGCTTGTGAATTGTCTATTATCTTCTGGGCTTCTATGCTTACCAATTATACCGCCGTTCCAGCTACCACATTTAATTTGTACATCTGTTGCAATTGTAGATTCAGCAATTGCCTGCATGGGCAAATATGGGTTGTCGATTGCATTGCCTTCTTGGGTGTTAGTTAGATCAATAACATGAAATGGAATATAGCCTTTTTCATATCCGCCAAAAATTTCAAATACAGCACTCATTATTCCTAAATACCCGTAATTAATTCTATAAATATTTAACATTGTTGGATCTAAAGTGAATTCGCTTGTGCCGTTACCATCTAAAGTATCGATATTAAAATCAGCTTGTTTAACAGTACTTTCGGTGCTGCTTTTTATTCTACCTACTGAGAAATCAGCGTCCTTAAATCCAATCCAATATCCATCAATTCCGTTAAACGGTCCGACCTTTTGATTTGTATCTATAACACCAGTTGTATACGCGGCTGTAAAAAATGCGTAACTATCATGCCCGGTTTTATATCTAATTATATCATTTGTAACAACCTTTGCAGTACCAATTAATCCTGATGAGATAACAGCTTGTGAATCGGCATCACTAACAGCGCCGTTGCCAGTTATTGTTGTTGTTAAATTGTAGTCGCTTACGCCATAATTAAATAATACAGAAATATCATCGTGGCGTTCGGAAACAATTGTATCGCCAAACAAAGCGTTCATTGCTTGTCTACCAGCGTAATCTGTTGAGGCTACTGGGACTGGGTTTTGTTTTGAGACTTCAACAGCTTGAACTATTAAATTATCTCTTTTTGAAGTTATCATTTATGGTTTATCCTCTGTAAATACAGCCGTTGTATCAGCCCCACCAACATATGGGCTCACTCCCATAGCACTTCTGGCACGTAATCTTATTGCCATAGTTTTATAATGCTCTTGTAATTGTGAATATGATTTGCTGTGGTCACCTAAGGATTCATCTACCTTACCAGCATATTGTGCTGCTATCTGTTCAGCACAATAAGCGGATGCATTATTAATATTTGGGTAATCAGTTAAGATATATGTAATCTCATCATCTTCAAGTAAGTGTCCGGCATCAACAGTGTCACCAATATTGAAACGTACTTTACCTATTGATGTATTAAGATCATAAGTGAATGCCATATTTTTCTCCTTGCTTAATACGAAAAAGCCGAAATAGTTTCCTAAATCGGCTTTTAGTAACTAATTGTATTTAGTTGTTTGCTGAGCTATTAAGCTACTGCGTTATCAAAAAAGTAACCGCAATCGCTTGCAACAACTTTATGATCCCAAACCGTTTCAATTTCAACACGATCCGATTTGATTGCATCCATTCTAAACTTAGAAATACTCATACCGTCTGTGTTAATATAACCAGTCCAGTTAAAAGTGTAACCTGCGCTTGGAGTGCGTAAGCTTGGAGTAGTTGCTGTATGAACTAACAACATATCCTTAGCACTAATCTGTACCATTACTGGTGTAGCGCCTTCAGCTGCTGAGTTATAAACACCTTTCATTACTAAGAATTCATCAACACCAAACAATGCTGCAAGTTGTGGAACACCAATCATTGCTAAACCATTTGGTGAAGTAGTTACCATACGTCCAACAATATCAGCGTGATTCATTAATGCAGTATATACATCATAACCACAAACAATCTTGTTTACTTCTTGTCCGGTATTAGCAAGTACAGTAGCCTTACCAGTTTGAATATCCTGAATAGGTGTGCTTGCTGCGGCTGACCAAAGTGTTCCCGGTGTAACATCAGTTCCCCAAACACCACTTACCATAAATGCTGATGCAAATGAGTTTTCACGATTGATTAATGATTTATTTGATAAGAACATAGCTGCGTCTCTATCTGAATCCAATGGATTGTCAGTATTAGCTCGTTCCTGGTCTCCAATATCTTTGTGCAATGCGCGTACTGGACAAAAATAAGGAGTGCTTGAAGCAACACCATAATCGTCACCAGCTGATTCAGTACCATCTGCACGGATACCCATGCTGTCACGAAGTAAATCACCTTTATCGTAAACCCAATAAAGATCGCTTTGCTTTGCTACAGGCACTATTGGAAAAACTTTATCTGCGACGAAGTTTTTTGCATCTTGTGCGTAGGCAATTGAAATATTTGTTAAAGAACCATCTACATGGACTTCATTTTGTGTAGGCATATTAATTTTCCTTTTGTGTGCCTTGTATTAAGGCGTTATTGACGATAATATTATCGTATGCTATTAAGCGTTAAAAAGTTGTAGTTGAACACGGATGATTTCGCCAGCTGCTGACGCTGCATCAAGTGCTTTACCTAAAGTGTTTACGTTTGCGCCAATATCAATTGCTCGCCCACTTGCGTCACTTGTAATTTCTCCACCGCGTGTAACTGCTGCTCCTGCAACAACTTTTACGATACCGCTGATGGCAACTGCTGCTGCACGACCTGCTGCTGACGGATCATTTTGTAAAACGCCTGTTGCGATAGCATCTAAACCTGCTTGATCAACTTGACCGTCTGATGCAAGTAATACGAAACGGTATTGTACTGCTGACAAATCGCCACCAGCTTCATGAGTTACTACTTGTCCTAATTGTGATGTAGCCATTATTTAGCTCCTTTATATAGCTCTGGGTTACGTTCTAAAGCTATAGTGTAAGCCTTAGCATAAGTTACTTTTTCTTCATTTTGAATTTGTTTTGCGATTCCTACCAATTTACCTTCATCGTTGTTCGCGCTCTCGCCACTTGCACCAAATTTCTTAAATAAATCACTTGTTGCTGATTGCTCATTTAATGCTTTGAACATATCTAAGATAGCGTCTTTATTATCTAAGCTATTAATAGCTCTTAAAGATTTTGCTAAGTCTTTTGATTCAATTGGCAAGTTGCTATAAGCTTCAGCTTCTTTTTCGAATTTTTCAACAGTTGATTTTTCAACAAACTCAGAAATTATATCATTCTTTTCAGATAATTCCTTTTGTAAATCGGTTACTTCTTTTGAGACTTCAACTTCTTCAGTTGTTTTAGCTGCTGACTTCTCAGTTTTTTCTTCATCTTCGGAATCGTCATCTTCTTTAGTAGCTTCAGTAGCTTCAGTAGCTTCAGTATCTTCAGAATCTGGTTCTTCTATTTCCGGTCCGATAACATCAGCTATTTGCATTATAGCTTCATACATTGATTGTAATTTATCAATCATATCTTTTAATTCTTCTTGTGAAATTTCTTTCTTCATTTCTTCTGCCACAGTAGGCTCCTTTGTTTTATAAAATATAATATCCGCATTTTTATTATCACCTTCATCAACAAACGATATTTCTTCTACGGTTAGATCTGTGTATTTTGGCATTGTTATTTACTCCAGCCTCGTCCAGCAATTGAAAACATTGAATAGTTTCCACTCTTTACTTTGGCCCAAACATCCGAATCTGTTATTTGTAATGTTATGAACCACCCTTCTTTTTCTAAATCGATTCCTAATGCTTTTTGCAAATCCTTAGTAAACACTATTGAATTAACTACGTAGGCAACTGGTGGTCCAGCGTGTTGTGCTTTACCCTCTCTTGAATTTTGCAAATAACTATGTGCGGCTTTCTCAATTAATTCTATGGATATTTGATCGCCGCGATGATCGGTAGTTTGTTTACCATTAACAGTTGATACGTAAGCCCAACCACTAACTTGGCGTTTATCTTCCGATTTTTCAATGATGGTTACATTCATACCTTTATTTACCTTTCTTAACTTATTTATTAATAATTTATATTTCTTATATTTTTGAGCATTTCATACCCTAATAACTTAGCTATATCATCTAAATTGTCTTCTGGAACTTCTTCTAACATTATTATCTCATTAACAAATACTACTGGTAGCTCAACTGTAATATCAGCGGTTAATTTATCTGCATCTATGTTGAAAATATTGTAATTGGCAATTGGATCATAACCTTTCATCAATTAGTAAACCTTAGTACTACCGTAGTACGACAATGAGGATGAAAAGGGGGATTCATAAACGGCCCAGCATCAGTTTGAAATTCTTCATTTAGACCTCTACCGTTTGGATTCAACGCTATTACATTGTCACATATATCACTTTGTCGTTCATCTCCTGTAACTACTAAATGTCTGCGTGTTGTGTCTGGGTCTAATAATCCTTCACTTGCTGCTTGGTTCCATAATGCTGTCTGTCCACTGTTTGTTGCTGAGAGTGCTTCTGTGCGCGCTATACGTTCGGTGCGAGTCTTTAATAATTTATTATAGTACGCTTTTTTAGCTGTTTTAATTTCAGCTTTAGTAGCACCATTAGCAATCAGCTTATCTTCAAAGTTTAATAATGCCTTAGTTGATTTAGCATCAAGCCCAATGCCAGTTTTTTTAATATTCTCAGCAATAGAATACGGGTGCAATCCTTTTGAATACCCGCTTTCTAAAATGGTTTGTATGCTGCCTTTCATTTGTGCGTTGATACCAGTAACGAGATCGGCAGTGTATGCATTGATATGGTTAACAACTTCAGGATTCAATAAATCAAATTGTATCTTAGTAGCGATAGCGTCTGGTAATTGTTTTGTTGCGAGGCTTGCGGCCTTCTTAAAATGGTCAGCAACTTCATTCTTAAAATCTGCCATAGTGATATCTCCCACGAATTCAAATACATTACCAGTAGTAACACCTTCTGCAATTTTAACTATTACGATTTGATCTTGCTTGCGTTTAATCGCTGCGAGAAATGCCTTCTTTAACTTTGGCTCAAACGTGGCTGCTAATCTTTCAATCTCGGTAGTTTTTTTACTTCGTCTTGCTTTAGTAATCTTGATCGTCATCTGCTATCCAAAGTTCTATTTCATCTAAGTCATCGTTTGATGGTTCGTCGTCATCATCTTTCTGATTAATCCAATTCTGTACTTTCATTAAATCAGTATTTGGAG